GCCAGCTGGCTCGCAGTAGCCCCAGCCTTCAGTGTTTGGATTGACGATGAACCACGGCAGTTCTGACTTTTCGCAGGCCACACGGTCAGCTGTTGATGGCTCAGGGTTGGTCTTGGGATGGCTATGAACAATAGCGATCACCTCGCCTTGATCCTCTACAGCGTCCCAGCCGCTGAGAACAAAATGCTCATCTGGTGTTTCAGCAATGTTTTGGCACGGAAAATACTTGCGCCGTCCTTTGACTACAGCAATCAATCCGCAGCACTCGCGTGGTGTTTCAGATTTGGCGTGCTTCAGAATCTCAGCCTTCATGGCTGCCGATAAACGCATCACTTGGTCAGACCCGCTCCAGGGAATGATCCAAACGGCAGTTCAGCGTTTTCGCCAAACCGCAGCTTGCAGCTGGCAACTCGCTTGCCACAAACATCCTGCGCTTCAGTGCTGACCTCATTGCCGTTCACGTCGTAGTAATCAGTGCCGGTGTAGCTGCACTCGCTGCTGCGATATTTCCACTGGCAAATGTTGGCGATGATCTGACGTTTAGGAATCTTCTGACCAGCTAGGTCAAACTTGCTAGCTAGCTCAAACGTCACGCTGTCTCGTGTCTCGCTGGACTTGCGATCAATGAACCAGATCTCTTGCGGGAACTGAGCGTTGGGATCTGCTGCGCTCTCGCCGTCAAGATACTTTTTCAGCGTCCTGATTCGACGAACCTCCGCTCCACCAAGGTCGTTGCCTGCGGTTGTGGCATTCACTAACAGCAGTAGAGCGCTGATAGTACTGCTGAGATTACTGATGGTTAGTGTTGGCCGAGGCAGCGTGCCAGTGTTTGTGTACTCAAAACCATCAGCCTTGAGCGGAATTCGACTGTAAGTGTCCCCGTCGAAAACGATGTTGCCGTCAACGTCAGCATTGGCCCCAGCATGAAAGCGATAAACATCACTGGTGCCGTGCAACGTTGAATCAAGCCTTAACTGAAACAGCTCAATAATCGCTCCAGGGTTGATCTTGGCAAGATCCTCATAGGCTGAGGCGATGCCTGTCCACACACAAGTGTTGTCAGTGACCGTATCGCCAACATTGTTTGGCCAACTTGGTTCTGTTGCTGCTGATGTCCCAGCAGTTGTGCAGCGAAAAAACAAGCCAGATGCTTGTTCAGTGCTGGCGCGTCGGATGTCGCCAACAGAAAACGCGGTACTAGCGGCCCAGGCTGCTACTGCCATTACGGTTCAAAGACTTGGCGGAACGTTGCTTGGATTGTGGCGCGATTCAAGTACGGAATCGACTTACTCCACTCCTCGCAGACAAATTTTGAGCTTTCGCTTTCACCGGGAGGAGTGAAATCAAATGCACCGTTGTCTGCAGCGCGTGCATCCAAGAATGTCTCGATCGTGTCTGAGTCAGTCTCTGACACCTCAAACGTCAGGTTGTAAACCTTGGGATTTTGATTCAGGCCAAAGCTAAGGCGTTTTTCAAATCCGTCTCCGAAGCGCACCGTTCTGACGTTTGGTGCGCTCCGCTTTTGGATGCCGTAAGTCGGTGTAATTGACGGGAAAGTAGCCATCAGCTTGCGAGGAGACCGCCAGGACGTTTTTGCTTGACTAGCTCAGCCTGCACTGCAGCGCCAAGCATCTTGCCAAGCTGTGTTGCTTGATTGGAGTCGCCTTCAACAGACGAACCAGAAGCATCCACGTTCACCACAATGTTAGACCCGCCCATTGCGTTGTTTGGAACGATATTGCCCTGCGCTCCAGGGACAAACAGCTCCGGACCACGCTCGCCAACAATGTAACTGTTGCCCCTAGTGACTGAACCTCCAAGCGCTGCCATTCCTCCAAACTGACCCGTAAAGCCAGTCGGCGTAACAATCGCCTCTTTTGTCATTTGAGGAGCGGATCCTGGTAACGGTGTATGCCCTCCACCACCAAAGAACTGCATCCCAATGCCCAGAATCTTCATCTTGATCTGAGCTGCAATCATCTCTGCAGCCATATCAAGGAAGTGATCTGCTGTGCGCTGGAATAGATTGGCCAGCGCCTGCTGAGCACTCATGCTGCCGTCAACAATGCCTCGGAATGACTGACTAAATGCATCGCCCAAAGTCGTTGCTAGGCTTATCGCTTGGAACATGGGGTCATTGAGCTTTTCAATCTGCTCTTGAGTCTCTCTAAGGAACGTATTGATTAGATTTTTTTCTTCAGCTAACGCCTCCATGCGCGTCCTTATGTCATCCAGCTGCGGCTCAGACAACTTGTCATCCTCTCTTAGCTTCCTAAGCGCTTCTTCAATACGAAGACGCTCTCGCTCTTCTTCAGTCGTAGCCCGAGCAAGAGCGAGTTGATGATCGAGGTTTTCAATCGTGGTTTCAAACTTTTCCTGCCTTTTGCGCTGCAGTTCAGCTAACTCACGCTCTGTGTCGCGATGAGCAGCTAATTTTTTAGTTGCTGCTGCAATGTTAATAGCGTCTATCTCGCGCTGGTCTGTAACTCCAGCAAGATCCTTAAGACGCTTGCCTTCGATTTCAGCTATTTTTTGCTCTCCTTTTAGGCGAATAACAAGCTGTTGGTCTTCAGCAGCATTTGCGGCAGCAATTTTATCTTTAAACTGAGAGACTTCAAACACTTTTTTGCGTTCTGCCTCAAGCTTGTCTAAGCGTTTCTGCAAGCGTTCTTCGTCTTTGATTCCTGTATCAGCAGCCTGCAATCGTTCCAGCTCCGTAGGCGTTATCGCTGCACCTTCTGGAATAACTTGGCCGCCAAATTTTTCTACAGCGAGCCGTTTACCTTCTTCGCTAATAACTGTCTTGGTTTTTTTGCCGCCCTGGCCACCAGTCTTTTTAGTAAATGGCTTTAAAAACTCGTTAATCTCCTTAGCCCTATCACCCGTAGCTTCTTTCATCAAAGCATTAAACTGATTATTTAGCGCGATATTTCCAACAACTGTGTTTATTGCACGCAACAAAGGGGCCAAACCTTGCGCGATAAACGCTTGAACTTGAACAACAAGTGTGTTGAACAACTTACCCATCTTGTTGGCTTCGTCGCCAAGATCTTTAAGAGCCTTTAAACCACTACCGCCAACCTTTTTGGCCATTTCTTGCGTTATCAACCCAGCTGCTTCGGTGACCCTGCCTTCCTCAATTAGTTTTTCAATGCGGAACTGCATTGCATCAGAGCTAAACAAGCTCTTTTCAGCCATAAAGTCAGCCGCACCACCAACACTTGTAAACGCCTTGCCTGCTTCAACAACGCCTGCAACAAACTGGTCAATCTGCTGACCAATGGCGCTAAGAGCAATTTGAGCACCAAAGGATCCAGTAAGACCGCCTAAGCCGCCGCCGATAACTGATCCCGCACCACCACCAAACAGCAGCGGGAAACCAGCGCCAAGGCCGACTTGTTCAAGACGTTGCCTTCTGGCCCTACGAGCCTCAGGTGATCCCGCAATGTTTGCGGCTCCTCTAATAGGACTTCTGGGACCACCTGCTCTTGCAGCAGCTGCAATTTGGGCAGGAGAGCCCATCATCGTGGGCGTTCCACGGATTGGGCTTGATGCAAATCGCCTTTCCGTTGTTTGGGCTCTAAGAATTCGTAATTTCGACTCTTCTAATTCAATGGTTTTCCGCAACAAGCGAAATTCTTTTTGAGCAGCTGCAAATTGACCGTTAGCTTGTTCAGTTGTTGCTTTTCCGAGCTGTTTTCTTAACTTGGCAACATTAAGGCCCTTGGCCTCCATTTCATTGATTTTATTCGCTAGTTTTGCTCGCCTGTCTTGAGCTTTAGCACGAGCGTTGATGTCATTAGCAAGCTGACGGCCTTGAGGGCGCGTTCCATCAAAAGCCTTGGCCCCTGCTTGGCTGAGCAATCGCAATCGTGTTCTTGCTTCAGCAGTTAATTGCCTGTTTAGCCTTAAATCTTTTTCGTTAAGTGCATTGCTTCTGGCCAACGCGCGAGTTCTTCTTTCAGAAAATTTATCTTGAATGCTTTGAATGTTTTTTGTCTTAGCAGTCAGCTGAACAATTCCTTTTTCAGCAGCTCTTAATTCTTCAGAACTAGGCAATAACCCAGCAATTCCAGGTTTTCTGCGAGAACCACCGCCTTTGGGTTTTCCAATTTTGGCTACCGTCCTGTCTATCTTGCCAAGTTCGCGCTCAATCTCTTGGCTGTTAATTTTGATATTGACTTCGTACTCAGCGGCCACGACTAACCCGAAGACATTGCCTTCAGGTTAGCGCACCTTCCGATACT